TTTGCCATGATGCAGATATTGCAGTTCACAAAGCCCTCTTTCTGGACGGCTTCGCGCCAGCGCTCCAAATCGCCCAGCGGGTCGGAAGTATCAGCGCCCCACTTCTTTTCGGCACTGACGATGGTTTCCTTGTTGGTGAAGTCAAAGTCGATAACTTCGTTCAGGCCCTCGCCGATAATGGGAATCTGCCCGGTGAAAATGGCGGTAGCCGCCATCCACTCTTCGCGGCGCACGATCATTTCGTTCAGTTCGCGCAGGTCGTCCGCCAGCTTCTCAACGGCACGCTCCGCGGGGGTCCTGCCGCTGTACGGGTTTTCACCCGCAGAACGGTTCAGCAGGTCGTCAACGGTGGTGATTTTGTCAGGGGCCAGCAGAACGGGGGTGTAAGTCTTCGTCTGATAGCCGCTGTTCGGAACCACCTTGCCACCGACTTTCGGGTGAACGAACGGTGCGAGGGCGCGGCTTCCTTTCTTGAAGTCAACGTCAACGCTCTTCGTGGGGAAAGTGCGGCGGTTCTTGAACAGTGTATCGCGGAAAAAAGTATGCACGGGGGGCATTCTGGTAATCAGCTTACCCAGCGTGCGCGGGGTGTAAATAGTTGTTTCGATAGCCATTTTCTCTTCGCTCCTTTACTTCAAAAAGATTCCGATATTGCGGAACGCCTTTGCCAGCGTATCGGCGGTCACGCCCTCCGGCAAGGTGATAGCGTCCGCGAAAAATTCGCCCGTCAGGTAGACGACGACTTCTTCCGCGGCTTGTGCGGCGGTCGCGGCGATGCCGTAAATGCCCGCCGTGGTGTTCTCATACTCGGACTTCGCCGGGGTGCTTGTGCCGCTCACGGCTTCGCTTGCGGCGACTTTTACAACGGGTTCAATGCCGTTGTCCGTCAGCTTGACGGGTTCGTACTGCTTGACGCTCTTTCCGGTGGCAACAGCCTTGACCGCCGTAACGACGGGGTATTCTCCGGCGAAAAACTTCACGGGTACGCTCTGGTCTTTCTGGATTTCGTACATGGTGTTTCCTCCTTTACTTCGTCGCGGGGAACAGCTTGTCAATGGCCTTGTCAACGTCATTGTCGCCGCCGTCATCGCCTGCGCCCTCATGTGCGCCCGCTCCAACGTCGCCCGCACCGCTCTTCTGCGCGTCGTCGTCGCGGTTCTTGATGTAAGTTCCGCCCTGCTTCTTCTGCGCGGCAACGATAGCTTTTGCCACGTCACCCGCCGCAATGGGGTTGTTGAACTTCGCGTCGTTTACGATGCTCTCATAGCCCGCAAGCGCCACGTCTTCAATGTCCTGAATGCGCTTGCGCTCCGCGGTTGTCGCCGCGTCCTCGATCTGACGCGTCAGGTCGGGGAAAGCCGCTTTCAGGCCGTCAACCGTAGTGATTTTTTCGATTCCGTCCATTGTGTTTCGCTCCTTTTCGGTATTTTTATGGTTGGTTTTATTTGAAAAACCGCCGGGCGTGCGGGCCGTCATGCGGTTTAACAACGATACAGGCATATTCGGAAAGCGCGTCAGGTCGAGGGAAACGCTGTTCACAACGACTTTCGCCGCATTTTCCACGGTCGTTTCCGCGTCCTCAAACATAAGTTTGTCGCAGAAACCCGCGTCAACGGCCTGTTTGCCGTCGTACCACGTTTCAGCCGCCATGATTGCGGCAACGTCCGCCGCGTCCTTTCCCGTTTTCAGGGTATAGGCGTTCACGATAGACTGCTTGATGACCTTTAGTTCATCGGTCATTTTCGCAAGTTCCGTTTCGTTGAAGTAGCCCAACAGCCCCAACGCCGGGTCATGCACCATGAAAACGCCGTTTCCGGGGATTTCGATGCTGTCGCCCGCCATTGCAATAATCGTCGCCGCAGACGCGGCCCATCCGTCAATTTTCACGGTGATTTTCGCCGCGTTGTCTTTCAGGCGGGTGTAAATGGCATTTGCGGCGAACACGTCACCGCCGCCGCTGTTGATGCGTACCACGATTTCAGGCACAGCGCCCAGCGCGTCCAGTTCCTCCGTGAACTGCCGCGGGGTCACTTCATCGCCCCACCATGTTTCGGAAGCAATGTCGCCGTAAAGAATGAGTTCCGGGGGATTGTCCCCGCTTGCTGGTTGGAAGTTCCAAAAGTGTTTATTCTTCGGTTTTGCCTGCGGCGTTGCCGTTTTCTCCATTTTCTTTTACCTCCCTTAACATTTTTTCTTCGCGCTTCAACTGCGCGGCGTTTCGGTAGAAGTCTGAACCGTTCATTTCCATAGCTTCGCGGTCGCGTGTGGAAAAACCGTTCTGCACGCGCTTTTCCGCCGCGGTGACTTCCTGTACCGGGTTCAAAAGGCCCTGCGCCGGGCCGTTCCACTCTGCGCCCGTGTACGCCTTGCGTATCAGCGGGTCAGAGAAAAAGCCGGGTGCGGGAATGCGGCCCTTTGCCACGGCTTCGGCGAACCATTCTTCATAGACTGGTTGGCAAAAATCATTTGCAAGCCACGTCCGATACATACGGAACATTTTCCATGCTTCCAGAAGCGCCCCGCGGGACGCGCTGTAAGACGCGTTGAAGTTCTTTACCAACAGTTCATAGGGGATTTCAAGGGCCGCGCCGATCTGACGGCAGATAGCCACAACGAACCCGTCAAAAGCCGTGTTCGGTCTGCCGGGGTTCATGTCGTGTGCTTTTTCGCCCTCGTTCAAATCCACGATTGCGCCGGGGGCAAGTTCAATCGTGCTGTCGTCGCCTGCGTCCACCTGTGCGTCTTCTGGAATGATTTCACCGAACCCGCCGTCGCTGGACGCGGATTCTTTTTCGATAAACACCGTGAACATACCAGAAACCACGGCGGCGACAAGTTCCGCGTCTGTATATCGCCCAAGCTGTTTCAGCGCTTCAATGACCGGGGCAAGAAACGGCACGCCGCGGCGCTGTCCGATGCGCTCCCGGTTCATAATGTGAAGCACATTTCGCCGCCCGGTCTTTGCGCCCCACGCTTCAACGCGCGTCCACCCGGTTTCCGTCATGTCATACGAAAGAGGGTGGTGCTTGCTGATATGGTAGGCCACGACTTCGCCCGCGTCGTTGGTTTCAACGCCGCCGATGATATGCGGGTCAACAATCCCGTTCGGATTGCTCAACCTGTCCGCTTCAATCAGACAAATTCGCAGGTCGTAAGGCATATTTGCCCGCTTTGTCACGGGCAAGGTTGCGATAACGTCACCGCTCATAAGCCAGTTCAGAAACGCGAGTTGTTGCAGTTCGTAGAAGTTGTCAAGCCGTTCAAGGTCGCAGGCGGTCGAATCGGCCCACAGTGAAAATTCCCGCTCGATTTTGCGTTCAAGGTCGCGGGCGGCTTCTTCGTCCATTCCCAACGCTTCATAGTCGATTTGACTTTTCAGCCGCAGGCCGGACCCGATGACGTTTGTTCGGCAGGTTTTCAGCGCACCCGTCGCCAACGGAACGCCCATGTAGAGGTCGCGGCAACGTTGCCGCAGGGTCGATAAATTGTCCTGAATATCTTCCTTTGCGGACCCGCCGCCATACAGCCAGCCCGCAAGCGATTTCTTCGTGTGTGATGCGCCGTAGTTTCCATACCCGCTATCCAGAATATCCAGCTTCCGGCGGGCGGCGGCGCGTTTTACCGCCGTTTGCGGGGACACGGCGGCAATCACCCGGTCTAATGCGTTCAAACCGCTTCACCGTCCTTTCTCACAGGTCCCGCGGCACTACCCGGAACACGCGGTTTCTTCCGCCGCGGGCTTCGATGTTTTCCAGCCGGGAAACCTCATTCGTCCAATACTTGATGCGTTCGCCGATTTCGGAAAGGTCGGCTTTCGTCAGGCTCCGCGAACCGATGGTATAGCTTTGATGCGTTGTTACCTCCAATTCGGCGGCAAGCCACGCTTCAAGGTGTTTTCGCGCGATTTCAAGCCGCGCTTTCTGTGATGTAGCCATTTATAGAATTCCTCCGTTCGTCCGTGAACGCCTGCCGCGCCGCCGCGGGGCGGGTGCGGTGGTGTCATGCTCCGGCGGCTTCAAAATCGGGTTTGCGATTTCCAGCGCGACGGTCGCATAGTTCCGAATGTCCAACGGCTCGTTTCGCTTGTAGCCGCCGTCTTTCAGGGTCCAGACGTATTGTGCTTTGCCCCGCTTGTAGCTGATAACCATTTTTTCGGCGGTTAGGCCCTTGAAGTATTCCTGCGTATATCCCCGGTCTTTCTCCCGCGGGAAGTGGCAGTAATTCGGCCCCTCTTCCTGCACCGCCAAACGCTGATATAAAAGCGCCTTGCCTGTATCAACGCCCACGGTAAAAAGCGGGGTTTTGATGTTGTTTGCCGTTGACGGTCGGTTGAAGTACGGGACTTCCGCGCCGCCCTTGCCCTTGATTGCAAACACGCGGCGGGCTGTCCGCTCCTTGCAGAAGCGATAAACCTGCGTCGTGAAGTGTCCGCCGGAATCGACGCAGGCGCAAATGATTTTCAGGTGTCTTCCGTCTGCCGTTGTGAACGTCTGTGAAAGAAAGCGGTCCAGTTCGTCCCATACGGGCTTTAGCTTCAAATCTCCGTAAATGACTTGATACTTGATGCCCCAACTTTCCTTGTCCACGCCCCAGCCGACGACTTCCGCTTCAAAGCGGTCGTCCTGAACGTCAACGCCCGCCGTCAGTACAAGAACTTCTTCCGGCACTTCACAATTATACTTTTCGCGGCGCTTGTAGAGGTCGTCCGTTTCGATCTGTTCTCCGTCCTCTTCCCACGTTTCGCCCATTTCGGTATTTGTCCAGACTTTCAGAAGTTCGATGTTGCCTTTTTTCTTCTCTTCGTTTGCGGTCAGGAACTTTTCAACGATTTCCCGCCAATCTACGAACAGGGAAGCAAGGGCGTTCAGGTGGAAGCCCCGAACCTTTCGTTCCGGGTGGGCCGCAACGAATTTTCCGTTGATGTACTGTTCTTTCCACTCCGTTTCGCTTGAAACAACGCCGCAGGCCGGGCAGGTACAGCCGATTTCGTCCAGCTTGTCCCGGTCAAATACGATGTTCGCCCACAGTAGGGGCGTGAATGCTCCGCAGGCCGGACAAGGTACGTTCCATTCTTCTTGCGTGCTGTGTTCAAATTCAACAGCGATGCGGGACGTTTCCTTGTTGGTAGGGGTCGAAACGCAGACTTCTTTTTTATTCCAAAACGTCGCAAGACGCTTTCCGGCAAGTAACAGAGGGTCGCCCTCGTTGCCCGCCGTCGCCGGGTATCGGTCGATTTCGTCCGCAAGCAGAATACGGATAGGGCGGGACGCAAGGGACGACGGCGAATTTGCGCCTACCATCGTTACATGACCGCCCGGAAAGATTTTTTGCAAAATGGTGTTGCCGCTGTTCCGGCTTTTGTCGTTCACCTTGTCGCGCAGAACCGGGGTATCGCGCAACATAGGTGAAAGACGGTCTTTGCTGAATGTTTCCGCCATCTGAATAGTTGGTTGCATAACCATAATCGGTGACGGGTCGTAGTGCATATAGTAGCCGATAGGATTTAATATAAGCGCGTCGGTTTTACCGATCTGCGCCGCGGACATGATAACGACTTTCTGAACCCTCATGTCGCATACTGCGTCCATGATTTCGCGTTGATACGGGGCCTTTGACGTGCGCCATCGCCCCGGCTCTGCCGATGATTCGGAGGACAAGCGGCGGTATTTGTCCGCCCATTGTGAAACGGTCATGTTGGGGGGCGGGGCCAGAACGGAGAAAATGCGGGTGAACAGGTCAACCGTCGCTTTTTTCATCTTCTTTCACCCTTTCCCCGAATGTTGTTTTGAAGTCCGAAAGTTCCATCAACGCTTCGTCGATGTGGTCTTTCAGCAGGGCGAAAATTTCCGCCTTGTCCGTCTTTTTACAAAGGACCGGGGCCAGCTTCGAGGGAATCGCCATAAGCCGGGATTTGAAGTTTACCAGCATATCAGTCATAACGGCTTCGATGTCCTCCGCCGCGTGAAGCTGATTTTCTTTCAACTGCAATTCGTACTCTTCGTTTTTGCGCTTCGCCCGAACCAGCTTCGCCCGCTCCGTGTTGTAATCTATGGTTTCGTCGCCCTCCGGGTTTCGCTTTCGGAGGTAGTTAATATAGCGGTGGTTCGTGTCGATCAGGTCATACAGGCCGGGGCGAACCTCCGCTATCACTTTTTCGTCGCGCAACTGCCGGACACGCCGTTCTGACACGTCCAGAAACCGGGCAATCGCCCGCACGTCGTAAAGTTTCACGGTTTTTCACCCCTCCCAAGCCCTTATTTCTCGAAAAAACACCCCCATACTGAAAAAAATCGGCACGGCCCGGAAGCGTTCAAAAAAATTTCGTGGCTAAAAAAACGCCGGGCGTCGCGGACCCGCAGGCCGTAGGCTCCGCCGAAAGAACCTATTTCAAATTTCCGGGTCGCCGCACGGGTCGTCCACTTCGTCGATGATTTCGCCCGTTTCAGGGTCAACGTCGAACGCTCCTGATAGTTTTTGCTTCGCAAGATTATATTTGCGCTCTTCAAGGCGCAGGCGGCGGCTTTCCATCTCATAACCCTTGATAGAATCAAGTAGCTTGATGATACGCCCGTGTATCTTGTTCAGTTCGGCTTCCAGTTTCATAGCGCGATCAAACGCGCTTGCCTTGATGACTGTTTGCATATTGACTTTGTAACTGGATTTCTCCAACTCCATTTGACGGTCTGCCGTGGTATCTTCCAGCGCGGCTATTTCGCGTTGTAATGCGTCCAGTTGCTTTTGCTTTGCCTTTGACGGCGGCTTACCATCCGGGCCGCTGTCAATCTCCCACGTCAGGTCATCACGCTTACGGCGCAGGGTTTCCAGTTTCTCTTGCTGTTGCTCCAAACGCTCCGTACTCTTTGGCGCACGCATTTCAACAACGCGGTCAATATACAGCGCGTCCGGGTCGCCGTTCTCTATCTTTGCAATCTTGCTTTGCAGGTCGGCTTCCTTTGCAATCAGAAGTTGCAATTCAGAAAGCATATTCGTTCCCGTGTCAAGCGTGATACTTTCGATGTATTCGCGCTGTTCGTCCGGGAGGTCCGCAAGGCGAACCGTTGAATATGCGCCGTGGGTTTCCGCGTTTCGGTTCCCGTGTGGAGCGCCTGCACCTGCGGCGTTCTTATTGCCGGGTTGTCCGCCGCGCTTCCGCGGTGGTTTCTGCGCTTCAAGTTCCGCCGCCCAGCTATCAAGGCTTTTCCATTTGCGGACCTGTTCAGGCTTTACGCCGACTTGCTCCGCAACCTGTCGGGCCGTCAGCGTGCCGCCAGAATCAAGCCATATCCGCCGGGCTTTGTCACGTTCCGGGTTTCGCTCTCTTGCCATGCGTCCGCCGCGCCCCCTTTCGTTTGTTTTTCATTTTTCGTTCTGGGCGTTGCCGCGGAAGTGCGTAAAAAACGGGCCATGTTCAAAACATGGTCCGTTTTCAGGCTTCCGGCGGCGTGGAGGAATGCGCCGCCCGTATCGTTGTGTTCACTTTTCACAATGCCAATTATAGCAGGAAAAACGGGCAATAGGTGGCAATCTTATTTTTCCGGGAAAACGTAGCGGGAAATCCGCTTGTTCTGCTCAAAGCGCTTTGCCAATCTATCCAACGCAATGTTTCGGATGTTCCGGCATTGCCGCGGGCTGTAATTTACGCGTTGCGAAAGACGTTCCCATTGAAGCCCGTCTATGTAAAAGCCGTAAATCACCGCTTTTTCGCGGTAGTTCAGGGCGTTCAACTCCGAAAGAATTTCGCCCTTTATTGCGGTTAGCTTTTCGTTTTCCCGACGCATATTTGCGATAGTGTCTGAAACGGACTGCGGGATATTTAGCACGACGCGTTCGACAGGGTTTGAAACCCCACCTTTCCCGTGTGGCATACCGTCGGAATTCACCGCGCCCAACGTATTGCAAAACGTCCTGTTCGGTCCAAAATGACATAGGCTTTGACATGGGACGTTTGGAATCGAAAGAATTGCACCCATATTTCAGCCATGACGATTGACGCTGTTCCGATTCCTCCGTCATCGTTGCAACGATAGGCTTTCGCCCGGTTTCTGCTTCGTACCTATGTGCGGGGCCTTTCTTCATAACGTCACAGCAAAGTTGCGATGTTTCAAAAGGTGCGTCAATCAGGAACTTGTATTTCTTGAAGCGTTCCTTGAACTTACTTTCATTCCCGTGCTTGTCCAGACCGTCCAGCCGATTTATCGCCCATCGTGAACCACGGCGGGCGTAATATATGACTTTTGCCGTTTCTTTGGAAATGACAGGGTAGCCATATTTTGAAAGAACCTGCGGAAACGTCATTGACGGGTGCAGTATTTCAAGTTCAACGGGAATTTTATATTTCGCTTTCAGCCATTCCGCAAAATCCCGAACGAATTTTTGGATTTCCGGGTATTCAAGCCCCGTATTTACGAAAACAAGGCGCAGAGGGTCTTGTCTTTTCGGGCAACTGAACACTTGATACACGCGGGCGGCAAGGTCTGCTAAAACGGTACTGTCTTTGCCACCGCTGAATGAAACGTAAACGTTCCAGTCATAACGGCCCAGCCATTCGATCAGGCGGGTTTGTGTGACTTGAATTTTCCGTTGGAGCGTCCAAGCACGCATGGTTTCTAAATCCTGCTTTGTGTAGCGTGTTTCTTCTTCCATCTGTCCCGCTCCTTTACGCGCCGTGCGTCCAGATTTCTTCAATTTGCTTCCGGCAGTATTCCGGGCCGTTCAAGTTGACCCAATCACTGATAATGGCGCGGTCTTCGTCTTCGCGGTGTTTGTCGATAGCCTTGAAGTTCTCTTGCAGATTGTCGGGGTCAAAGTATTTCACACTGGAACCCGTACCGTGGGCCATAACCACGCGAACAGCAATACAAGCCGCGTCCGCGCAAATTTCGATACGCAGGTTTCCAAACTCCATGAAGTACGCGCCGACGAATGACGTACTTTTCGTCAGGCCGCGTGCGGTCCCGAACTCCTGCATTGCGAGGGTGCGGGCTGTCTTTTCCGTCAGCTTGACCCCGCCGGGGTGCTGTTCCTTTCGGCTCATACCTCCGCCGCCTTTCCGCTCTCCTGTGACAGCCACCAAAGCGGATTGTTCCGCTTGTCCTCATACGGACAAGGGCTACCATCGTCACAACTGACTTTCCCACACCCGGCGCAATACTTCCGCTGGAATGCTTCGTCCCACGGCGCTTCAATGACGGGCAGGCCCCGCAAGAAAGCGCCCAGCGTTTCCGGGTTCTTCGTGATTTCTTCAAAATTGTTCACCGTGGAACCTCCTTTACGAATTGACCGCGGTTTTGCCGCGGCGTTTGAAGTTCTCTTGCACGCGCTGTTGTGCAAGAACGGGGTTGTATGCTCTCCGCTGGTTGCGGTCAAGCCCGCCCGTTTCGCCACGTTTCAACTCCCGGTAGACGGTAGCCGTTGCCATACCCAGCCCATCGGCGATGTCTGCCACCCGGTCGCCGTTCAGGTATCGCGTGGAAATCTCCTTGCGGTCCTGAAAGTCTATGTATCTGTACTGCCGCACCATTTCACCCCGTTTCTATTGTGTTTTAGCTCTGTTTATGGTAAAAAAATAAATGCGATAGAACGCGTACCCGTCATTCGACGTGGTATTTGTTCTTTCGCATTTAATATTACAAGCCGCCACGGAGAACTTTTTTGCAAACAGGTGTTGACATCACAGCGGAGGTATGGTATATTATCTGTTGCCGATATCTGCCGGTGTGGTGGAATTGGTAGACACAGGGGACTTAAAATCCCCCGGTAGCGATACTGTACCGGTTCGAGTC